CAATCTGGGCAAGGAAGTGGCGGTAATTTTGGAGTAACACCTAAAAATGTAGGTGGTGACATCATGTATCAAGTTGGTGCTCAATCTCAAGCTGGTGCTGGTGCTAAAGAAATGTTTATGCTCCCAGCAGAACTAAAAGCATTGAAAGACAGAACGGGTATGGAATATGACATACGCCCGTTTATTGATCCAAAAACAGGTAAAGAGGGATACATGGTTGGCTCTTCTTACAATCCTGCGGAAACTTACGATCAAATTTATATGTCATCTAAAGCAAAAGCAAGAGGTGAAGCTGATGTAGCCCGTGAAGACGAAATTGTAAATTGGGCACAGACTGATAGAATTGTAGCAGAGGCAAGTATGCAAAAATACAATACTGTGATTAATGGTTTAAAAACTCGCACTATTGACATTGGAGGAATCTCAGAATTTGTTCCAGACATTGCTGGTTTGCGTGAGTCAGTGCGTGGGGCAATGAATCCATCTGGTCAAGACGCAGTAGACAACGTGCGGTCTGTTGTTTTCTTATCATTAAAAGCTATTTTGGGTGGTCAATTTTCTAAGGATGAAGCTAATCGTTTAGTGTCGGCGGCATACAATCCTCAACTAACAGGAGAGGCTGGTTATGCGGCAAACATACAAAGGCTAGAATTAGCTAACTCAGTTTTAATAAGGATTTACGATGCAAAAATGGAAGAATTAACTGCTTTACAAAGCGGAATAGAATATAAGGGACCTAGCCCTTCGGCAGTTGCTACATCTGAAATTAACCGCTTGCAACAATCAGTTGGTGACTCCATGTATTTAAAAACACAAAGCGGTTTAAGAATAAATAACATTAGAGCGGTAAACAAAAAATAATCAAATATGACAACATACGAAGTTAGTACAGATAATGGCTATCGTTTTCAATTTGATGCAGGAAGAACTCCTACGGAAGAAGACGCAATGGAGGCATTGGAAGTCAATGTAAACAATGCTACTACAAATTTATCTCTAGGTTATAAAATGACCCAGGAACAAAATACATTAGCGTTCCAGGGAAAATATGATAAAAGAGCAGAGAAAAAGAAATTTTACACTCAAAATATAAGTGATTATTTAACAATTCCTCAAAGCGATTTTGTTTATGATAAGGGTGCTCCAGCGGGACTCCGCAATAAAATGTCCTACTTGCGTTCTTTAGGATCTAAAGCTTGGTATTTATCTGAAAAATTTGGAAAAGAAAATGTGCGACCAGTTTCTATAAAAGGAACAGAAGCACTTGTATACAAAGATCCATCAGATGAAAAATGGCGGCTTTTTGATTCTATGACCGTAGAACTAGCTGACTTTACAGAAATACAATCAGAAATTATTCCAATAGGTGCTAGTATTGTTGCTGGGTTAAAAGCTTTTGCCGCAGGAACTTTAGTAAGCACTCCAGTTGGTGGTGTAGTAGCTGGAGCATCAGCTTCAACCGCAACGGAATTTGCAGTAGGAAGCAGTCAAGATGCTATTGCAAGAAAAGCTTTAGGAATCCCTGAAGACATTGGCGATGGATTTATTAAAAGAAGGAGACAAGAGGCATATTTAAATATGGGTCTTGAATTGGCTATCCCCGCTATTGGCAAAATAGGTTTTGCTAGTCGCATAGGAAGAGCTAACGCTGACTTAGCGGTTAGAGAAATTAATGCTGTTATGAAACAATTGGACATGGATCCAATTCGTATGCAACAGGGCGGTATAAGTTCTATAAACAGATTAGCAGATATATCGGGTAAGTTTCCTAATTCTTTGGGTGCTCAATGGAACGCAGAAATTAGAACCGCAATTAGCGGAAAGATTCAATCTTTGTTTGGAGAAGAAATGAGTGAGGAAACTGTGGATTCTATCCTTAGCAGATCCATCCTTAACATGAGTGAACAATTTGATGCAGATGAAAAATTATTAAGAGATGCGTTAGATCAATTGATAATTAAAAAGGCTGGCGTAGAAACAGCTACCGAAACCGCAGTAACAAAAGAAGCTCAGAAAAAAGCAAAGAAAGTATTTCAAAAAGAATTAAACCGACGGACAAGGAACATTGCGGGAAGAGATGTAGATCCAGAAGCATTAAGTATGCAATACAAACGTCAAATGATGGATCATTATGTTAACACTGAGGCTCGCGTGTCTAATATGTATGACGATGCTTATAATTTGCTTAGTAATGTCACTCTTCCAAATCAAAAAATTGCAGGTATTTTAAACAAACAAAAAAATCGTGCTATTCTGGATGCGGACGATGAAGTTATTGCTACGCTTGCTCCTACTGGAAGGACTGCTTCTGGTAGGGCTGTAAACACTCTGGATGATGTTTTAACTGAACCAATGAGTTTCCGTCAGTTAAACGAATTAATACAGCAAACACGGCAAAAAGCTGGATACAACGCTACTGACGTTAATCCTAATCAATCGGTTTATAGGCAACTAAGTAAAGATTTAGAGGCTCAACGGGATGCTGTTTTAGAACTTGGCACAACTCCTGTTGCTGGAAAAGAAATGTTTGAAAATGCCAATACCGCATTCAAAATGGAAATTCAACCGCTTCGGGAAAATGTAATTAAAAAACATATTACTGCTCCAAAAGGTCAAAACTATGGCGAAGCAATTAAGTTAGCCAAAGCTGGACAACCCTTTGAGGAGGCTTTGCCCAAGTTAGAAATGTTTACAATCGGCGGCATGGAGTTAATACAAGATGCTTTAAGCACTCCAGCAAAAGCCAGAGCGTTTTTAAGGGCTTCGGGCGACACTTTGGAGAACCGTAAACTGTTGCGTGAAATGTGGCTTGTTGATAAAGGCATTGTTGGCGGTCAAGATATACCAGTATCAGCTTTAAAGTTTACCAAGGATGATAGGGCAATGGTATCTACACTGTGGGAAATGAATGTTGATGGTATAAACCAACGCTGGAAAGTTCTACAAGATATTGCCACATTTGCCAAAACAGAAAAAGGTTTTGTTGAAGGTCTTACAAGACAGACGGTTGATGAAATAATGTCGGAATCCACAAGCAAAACAACTAAAGAACTGACGGAATTGGGCATAGAAGAAACCCGCCTTACGGATGAGTTAGCGGATTTGCTTAATGATAATTTCTTTAAACTTATGGGTAAAGGTCAAGTGCCCCTGCCAGAAGGATCGGCAACAATAGAAACCTTTGCGGATTTTATAATTAATCTAAAAAACCCTACGGATTTTGATAACATATTGCAAAGATTCATTGACAAGGGAGACGGATCTGACCATGCCCTACGGCTTGCAGTCCTTCAATCAATGACAAACAAAGCAGGTCGTAAAACCGATTTTGCTCAACTAGATAGTAATTTCGGGCAACTTTGGAACCCCCAGTTGATGGAGAGGGAACTTGGAAGAAACGAAACTAATCTTCGGAAACTTTTGGGAGACGACAAATACGAAAATTTTGTTGGACTCAACAGGGGTATGGATCGTACGTCCGCTACTTTACAAACAAAGCGTGACCCGCTTGCCCCTAGATTCAATGTAAGCGGAGGTGGTAGACTTTCTGCATTTTTCCCTAATGTCTACGGTTTTACCGCTGACAGAGTGACTAAACTTTTGATTTGGAATCAAATTAAAAACCCAATTGATTGGAAAAAAATGGTGTCCGCCGAGGATTTTGATAGGCTCAATGAGGCTACATTAAGAAGTTTCTTCTTGGTCGGAAACTTTGCTGATTTGGTTAATGAAGCGGACATTGACCCCGATTTCCGTCTATGGCTAGACGAGACTTATGGATTGCTTCAAGATGCCGCCATGAAGAAGGGCGTTCAAATGGGCACTGAAGAATATGCACCCCCCGTGATGCAGAACTTCAACGGTGAACTTCCACCACCCCCGCCTCCCAGCTACAGCAGAAGTCCCAACATGGGAATGCAATAAAAAACCCCACCCCCGAAAGGGGCAGGGCTTCCAAGGGTTTAAACGGAGAGAAAAGAAACGAACTCTCTGCTGGTAGTTGCCTATACAGCTTCCCTTTAGAATAATTTTAGGTTGTCAAGAATTTTTCATTAGTCAAGTTTTTGCGAACAAAATCCAAAAAGGGGGTAGCCACTTTTTAAGCAAACCTCCCTATGCAGTGGTAGAATTTAAACATACATCCAATGTCCCGTTCGCCCTCCCTGTTCTTGGCTAACTTATAAATTATTTCGGTGTAAGCACCCTTGCCGTCTATCCTGCGAGAAAGTTCTGGTTCGCCTTGATTGGATGGATACATCAGTAAAACAACGTCAGCGTCGTTCTCAATGTCCCCAGAATCCTTTAGATCGTAGAGTTGTAGACCTCCCTCCCGCTTAGCTCCTTCTCGGTTCACTTGAGCCAGTAGTAATACGCCTACATTTAGTTCTAGGGCTAGTTGTTTGATCCTGTGAGATATATTAGCAATGCCTTCATTCTTCCCCATCGTCTTGGAGTTATACGGAATTAGTTGCAGATAATCAACGACCAGTAGCTTAACGCCCATCTTCTTCACCATGTTCCGAGCTTGACCCGCTAAGTCCTCAGCACCGCGAACAAAGTGCGAAGTATAGAAGGGTAGACCCTCAAGCTCCTCGTTGGCTTTCTTAAGTTTCTCAGCCCTCTCAGCACCGATTGCACTATCGTTGACCGTCTTATAGTTTATGCCAGACAAAGTTTGTCCCATACGTTGCGTAAGCTGTTTCTTGGGCATCTCAAATGAAAAATAGGCTACCCCCTTTCCCTGTTTCTTCGCGGCGTTCAGTGCTATGTTCAAAGCCAAGGCGGACTTACCGCAGGAAGTGGGGGCGGCGATTACTACGACTTCTCCCGCCGCAATACCATTGCTACCAAGAAGGACATCAAGTCTACCTATGTCAGTAGTCACGACATCCCTAACGAAGTCACCTCGGACAATAGCATCCAGCTCCTCGTTAATCAGGGAAGTTGCGGAGGACAAGTCCAAGTCATTAACATCTACCCGTATATCAGCGTTCAAGTCCACCTCCAGCTCTGACTTGATCTCGTGAGCGGGGGTAGCCTCTTCTTCGGCTTTCTCCCTAGCTATCCTGCAAGACCTAATAACATTCCGAAGCCGTGACTTCTCCGCTACCGTGTTTGCACACATTTTAAAATCTATGGGGCTTGTGTGCTTGTCCATTAAAGTCATCAATCCAATGACTCCTCCCAGCAACTCAGTGCCCCCAACTGATTTTATCTGCTCTAGAACGGTTACCTCGTTAAGCGGTTCATCTTTGTCGCAAATTGATTTAATGGAGCCAAATACCAATCGGCATCTGGATAAGTAAAAATCATCGGACGCAACCGTCTGACTGATTTGGTCATAATACTCAGCACCCTCATTTAGAATGGTTCCAATTACTTTTTCTTCGGCTTCCGCATTGTGCGGATCGTCCCTTGTTTGGCTTATCATATTTCTTTTTTGGTTATCGTTATTAGACAAAAAAGCCCCCGCCTCAACAAAAGTCAAGGCAGGGGTTCCTGTATTGTTACTTCCCTCTTTCAAGCATACCCAGAGCAATTAAAGAATACCCGATGAGGTCGCGGAATATATCTTTTTCTTGGTCGCCGATTGACTCAACCGCTAGGGTTCCATCGGCACACAAGGCTTTGGCTCGCTGAAATTTATCTTGCATGCGAATGCAGATTCCCGTCAGGGGGGCTACCCCGAATTCCACCGACTGATCAAAGTTGGCAAACGGATTGTTGCAAGAGTTACCGCCAGTATAATCAGCGTTCTTCTTTGCGGTTAGGGCAAGTATCGCGTCAACTTCCTGTTGTCGGAACTCGCTCCACCATTGTTTGTCAAAGCTTTTGATCTCTAATGAATCGGGTTTCATTCTTAGAACGGTGCTTCGTCGTTAGTAGGAACTGAAGGCTCACGGGGAACAGAAATGTTCGCAGTTGCGTTTCCTTGGAGTTCCTCAGGTTGACGATCTTCTGGTGCGTAGTCACAAGCAAGACTTAGCATCGGTTGACCGTTCTTAGTTGAACGCTTCCAACCCTTAATGTAGTAGAGTCCAGCTTTGTCCACCGTGATCTTGCCGTTATAATCGGGATGGTTTTCCTTTTCCTTGCGGTCGTTAATGAAAAGACCACCAGAGTTCATGTATGTATTTGACATATTAGTTCGGTTTTTGTTGTTAGAACGACTGCACACTTTGTGCGGTTGTTTTCTTGGGTGAGTCCTTGCCGTGCGTGTTAGTTGCATCAGCGTCCTTAGTATCGTCAATGGCGAATAGACCATTCAACGCATACTTGCGAGCGTAGGAACTAGCGGAGCCAGTAATCTGAGCTTCGTCCATTCCTTTTTTAGATTCGGCTTCACGGGCAAATGCCTGTGCGGTAATAATCTGTTCGTTGTCACTATCAGCAATTGAGGCTGAGGATTTAACATAGACACGACCAGCAATTTCAACGATCTCGTCGTTCACCACTAGCGAGCAGTCCCAAACATTAAGCAAGGGTTTGACTGCATTAAGTATATCTTCAGCACTTCGGTAATTGTATCCACCGAACTTATTGGTTTGCCCCTTAGGAGCTTTCAAAGAGGATTGTATCCACTGTAACTTTTGGCGTATGTTATTAGCCTTTTTACTTTCTTCGCTCATATTTTTCTTTCGTTAGTTTGCGGAATAGTTCCGCCCTTTGTTTTTGATTAGAACACTTATCAAGTTCGTCCTGAGTAGCATTCATGTCCTTGAGAGTTTGGGTTTGCTCGGCACTTGTCAACTTATTTTTAAATTTATTTCTCAGTTGATTAAGACCAGCGTAATGAAGTATTCCCTCATCCCTTTGTTCAAGGTAAGCGGAGATTGCTTCAAGAGTAACGGGAAGAAACTCTTTGTCCCCCTTGCACATTCCTAAATAAAAATTTTCTATTTTTCCAATCAGGCTATTAGCTTGTCGGGATATTACGCCCCGAACCATTCCAGTCTGATGGTCGTGGTCAACAACCCAATCGTCACCCTTGGTGCACAAGATGGGGCAACAAGTTGGCTTGTTCTTTTCTCGGTAGGCTTTAATCTTTCCCTGTGGTAAGTATGTCATACTTCAGCCTCCTTAAGTTTTTTGTTTCGTTTATAATAAGATGTCCTAGAAATGCCGACTTCCTTGCAGGCGTTTTCAATGGTATAGCCTTTTGACCTCAAAAAGTTTACCTCGTCCACCATGTCCTCCCTGTTTTCGCGGAAGTGATCTAAAAATTCCTCCTTCTCAAGACTTTTTTCCATCAAAAGATGTTGTGCGTGTTCTTGAGCGATGCGATCCTCAGCCCATGCCAAAAATCCTCCTAGTCCCTTAAATGACATTGGGAACCTCCTTAACTGAGAGAATTTCACCACCCCCGCCTCGTTTGAATACTACGGCTTTTGAATCTTTCTTGGGCATCGTTGAAAGCATTAGCTTCAAGGCATCCTTTTCACTGTTTGACCACTTAGTTGTGGCTCCTACATATCCTTCTGGCATATCGTTACGTTTATAAGTTATTAGATATTTGTTCATTATTTTATGACTGGCTTCATTCGTTTTGACCAGTATATTTTACTAGCCAGTTTTGCGTTTTTCATACCCCACTTTACCTCCGCTTCGCTCCAAGTTCTGTGATGATGTTCCCTCGTATCGCAGTCAATGATAACGCTGATGCACTTGGGTAAATAGTCCAGCTTATGATGCTTCATTAGCATCCATGACTCAATAGCGAGTTGCTCGCAATCCTTAGCGTATGTCTTTGCTTTTCCTTTTGTATTGGTTCGGCATTTGTAATCCGCTAAAAACAGGCTACCCCCCTCGTCGTGTCCAATGAAGTCAACCGAGCCAGCGATCTTAAAAAAATTGTTAGATACCACTTTTTCACAAGCTAATGGCTTGATGTTGTTTTCCAGCACCCATTCGTAAAAGGGGGTAGCCCATTCATCGTAATCATAGTTATGTGGGCACTCCCTTTTTTGGTCATATATCAATGAGTTAATCATATCCTCAATGGTTTCATGCACCGCCGTTCCGAATTCCGAGCTTGGTATCTGTTCTTCTGTAGTTGGATGAGTTCTAGTCCCGTAGGTAAGCCTCTCAATCTCCTGCCATGAGTTCCCCGCCCTCTGCATGGTGAGTTCATACATCATTCGGGGCTTATAAATAGAGTCCAAGAATTGATCTTTAACAATTCCCAAGACAGTAGTAACTGACGGGTAAACTTTTGCCCCCTTTTGTTTTGCCTGATGGGGGGTAGCCACTTCTGGCTCAAAGGTTGGTTCTTCTTTGCAGTTATAAAAATGAGACATTATTTTTTAATCTTTCTATGTTGTAGGGTTAGTAGGTCGTTGGTCTTTATCATTGAAATTAAGTCCCTAGTATTTTTGCGGTTATACACTTTGTAAAGAGCTTCCCTTGCGGATTGCACGTAGTCCTCCTTGTCGCACAACATATCCGACAGTTCGGCTAAGTCCCGCCTCCGCACCATCACGTAGTGATCCACCTGCTCAAACGCTATAAAGTCTTGCTCCCCATATATCCACCCGTGATCCCCGCAAGTGTTTTTAAACTCTATCCAAATGGTGGACGGGCTTTTAGCTCCGTGTCGGCTAACGCTTTTCATCGCTTTAACGTCAATAGTCCCCGCACTGCATACCCAATCAATGTGCTTGTATTGTTGGGGTAGGGTAGCCTCTTTTACATCCTCATAGATGCCTTTTAATAAATCGCCGAATTCAGCCTCCCGAGCAAAGCCCTCTTTCCAGCACGGAGCACCTACCCACTTTCTGTATGTGGATAGGTCAGCCCTGTTGTAGCCCGATTCAAAATCCACTTCGGGCATTATAGTTCCTCCATATCCATTAAGTAGTTAATGGCTTCAGAGAGAGTAGTGATTTCATCTATGTGATAGGGGTAAGTGACAAGCAAGGTAGAGTTCCCCCAAATCTCAACGCCTTCATCTTTGCCGTCAACATCCTGTGCCCAGTCAAGGCTGAGACGCATCTTTGCAAAATAATCAAACAGCTCGGAATGTGATCTAGGGGCTACCCCCGTTTTTATGCGTAGGGAATATTGATTGCCTTCGCAAAGGTCAATAGCGTAGCAATCCGTAAAAGACCCCCAAGGGGTAAGCTTTAATACAATCTCATCGTCCGCTATCCCGTCCTTCGGAACATCGGGGTAAGTGTATATTTTAATGTTCTTTTCCATTTTTTTCCTTTGTTTTAGTTATTATGTTTTCGGGCTGGTTCGCCTTCAAGGACAACGCAACCGAATTTGATCAACGCTGTCAAGTCTTTTTTACTAATGACGGGTTCCGTGGATTCACCCTCCCAGTTTGATCCTATAACTAGACCATTGCCCACCAAGGGTTGCTCGTAGCCATCAAAGTTGAAAGCACCCTGCACCCCATCCCTACAAAGTCCCATGTCGTCAACGTAAATGCAATCGCCGTCACCGATTCGCACAACATCAAAAAAGTCACAACCGATTTCGTCGGCTATGAATTGTATGTCAATGCCCCCATCGCTTTCCTTGGTCGGGGCATCTAGTTCTTCTATCTTTTGCGTTAAGACGTTAATTTTGTATATCTTCATTTTTTTCGTTCTCCTTTTGTGAAACTAGGTCTTGTATCGCCCATTCAATGTTATCCCAAGTAATGCCAAAATTAGCATCGTGGTTCGCTTCTATCGTAAACAAAACATCGTTGGCTTCCTCCTCCGTGAGTTTCACCTCCATTTGTTTCGCTGTGTCCAGCACGTCCTCCGTGCACCATGTTATTTGTATTTCCATTTTATTTTAGTTTTATTTTTTTATGCTTGACAAGGGGTAGCCCCCTTGTATTCCTTAAGGAATTGGTTCGTTAAGGTTCTAAGTTTTTATAAAAAAAGTATGTTCCTTAAGGTCGGTATCCTTAAGGTCGGTATCCTTAAGGTTCATACTGTAAGAGGGCTTCCTTTATTATTTCGTTGTCCTCCTCGCTTAATGCGTCAACGGGTATCCGTATGGTTTCAACGCCATCCGTGCCCACGTAGTAGCCCAAGCGGTCAACTTGAAAGTCCCCTATGCCGCACTGCACCCATCGCTCCGTCACGGATTGATTGCCGCACTCAGAAGTGCACTCGCAGTTTTCAAACTCATAAGTTACCGTTCCTTCAATATTAAAAAACCTATCTGGTCTTAATTCAAGGTCGTCCAAGTAGAATTCCTCGCTGACTGTTCTGTTTCTTTTATTCATCGTCTATTGCTGGTCGTTTGGTTCTATGGCTTCCTGTAAGTATTCAATCAAACACTCAAGGTTTATGATTGCTTGCGGTTCCTTTGCAAATACCCTCTCTCGCTTGTTTAAGCGTTCGTAAGCCCTTTGCATTTGTTCATCAGTCGGCTCTGGTATATACTCCAAAGCCTTCAAAAGCACCCCGCACCTTTTCGTGCGTTCTGCTTGGTATTTCTTGTATTCTTTCAATGTTCTTTTGTAGTCCATGTTCTGCATCTTGCACAAAGATCCATGCCCTGCAAGTTTTTTCTTCATAAATATATGAATAACAACATAATGCAAAAGTGGCTACCCCCGCAACCAAACTGCGGATACAAAACTGGCTACCCCCTCCCTTCAATTCGGGCACAAAAAAGGACACCCAAAACTGGATGCCCTCTCGTGTTTACTTAAGCACGTAAGTCCTGTCTCTCTCGTGCCCTCGGTAAGTGTCCCAAAGCTCCGCGTCATAGCCAAGCTCTCGGTTTTGGATGAAGTAGACCCAAGCATAAGTCGTGCTCCAGTCGTGCATTGATACGGGGATCACTTGGCGTTTGTAGAAGTCAGGGTTGCCCTCTAGGCAGTCCAACTGCTGGAAGGTTTCGGGGGTTACGTCGTAAACCTCCAAGGTTACTTGCTCGCCTTCGCCCTCCATGTCGTGCAAATAGGGTAGCCCCTCAACCTCAAGTGGGTAGGCACTTTTTGTTTTGCCTGTCCCTATGAACTCGGAAGTCTCTAGCAAGCGGTGGTTTGAGTAGCCAGCCTTCAGGGTTCCATAAACGGCTACCCTGCGTTTCCTGTCTTCGGGGAAGCAGTTGGCTTTGGAATAAAAGATGCCGTCCCGTCTATGCCATTCTCCGAACTTGGAGACCCTACCCGTCAAAGTATCTATAAGAGCAAATCGGGTTTCGGTTAGCTCTAAGAATTTCTTTCATTGGTTCGGCTGTATTCTTGGCAATACATTGTCAGCGATATCCGCAACGTCGCTCTGTGTGTCTGATCCGTAGCCGTCAACCGTGCCGTTACTATATATAACTGTGCGGTTGTCCACGTTGAATGGATGAACGTTGTTCATGTCAACGGCTCCAACGGTCGCAAATCTAAAGTGAGCAACGATTGGTCGGTTCGTGTTTAGAATCCTGTTGACACTTGTATAGTCAAGGGTTCTGCGAGTCTTCCCGCTGTCTAAGTAGGTTACCCCGAAGCCGTGCGGGTTAATTACCTTTGCCCGCTCTATTATGTTTCGGGGAATTCTTTTGCCTTCTGGTTTATGTATGATTATACACATTTTGTTTCCTTTCGTTTTGTTTGTGTTGTTATGCTAAGTCAGTTATATGTTGCCAAGCGTCCTCGTCAATAGCTTCGTCCCCGAGGTAAGGCTCCCAGTTCTTCTGGCTGTATCTTTTCTTAGCTCCGAATACATCGGCAATTCCGTTTAAGCGTTCCCGTGTTGTTGGCGTATTCCATCCAGCCAAAGTCATCAGTAAGGCTCCGTCTTCTATCTTGGCAATCTTGTTACCGTGAAGGAAAACCTCGCCGTTGATCGTTGCGGTGTTGCCCTTGTTTACATCTTGGCGGGCGAACAGTGCATTTGCTATTTCTTTAGTAATCTTTCGCATTTTGTATCTTTCTTTTTTGGTTATGTGACAGGCAGTTATTCCGCTTATCTGTTATCAATAAAAACTATCTCTTTATATGTGTCAAATGTTTTTTGCATTTTTTATTTCATTAATAGATACAGTGCAGTGACTTGCAAAAGTGGCTACCCCCATTTCTCGTTCGGCTCAAAAAGTGGCTACCCCCTAGACAGCCAGCACGCCAGCCATCCCCGAAAAGTGGCTACCCCCCTAGAATCCACAGAAA